CGCCCATTGCCATATCTGCGTCTCCTACATCAAGCCTAGTAAACCGCCGCCAATCGCGCCATACATGGGATTAAATCCAAGCGCAGAGCCAATTTGTGCGCCTCCTAACGCGCCACCAAGGCCGCTGGCAAGGGGATTACGAAAAACGGGTCGGGATGTGGTGCTGCCCATAGTTCCACCGCCAACCAGAGACATATAATTGGCAAGCTTTTCTTGGTCGCGGGTTTGTTGGAAATTGTAACGGTTCACCGCATCCTCAAGTTCTGCCTGTGCTTGCCCCTCACGCGCCTGACCAACCGCCGAAAGCCTCTCTGCACCTTGATAGTCCAAGTCAGCAAATTGAGGCGCAAGCTGTGCAGCTTGAAGCCGTCTTGCGTAATCCTGTGCGGCAGTCTGTGCCTGACCACCAAGTCCAGCCATTTGCCTGCCAAACATTGCCTGACTTGCCGCTTGCTGGTTTTGTGCGCCCTGCATCTGCCTTGCCATATCTTGAGCAGACAACCCACCCAATGCGTTCAAGCCTTGCAGTTGCGTGTTAAACTGTGACTGCTGCAAGCCAGCGAGGTTCTGCTGTGCCGTTAACTGGTTCTGGCGCTCTCTGCCATAATCTTGATAAGCAATTTGTGATGCAGCGTCAGTGAGTCCTTCGGTAAGCAACTCCTGATTAGCGCCGCTACCAAGCCTGCCAGCACGCGCAAACTGGCTTTGTATCCTATCTTGAACAGGGTCAAGCGCACGACTGATTGCTGCGTCCAACCCAGGCGAGCCACCAAGAAAGTCACCACGCGCTGTTTGCCGCGTCATATCCATTGTTTCACCAAGGTTAGTGCCGCCTGCAACACCTCTGGCGTATGGCATAGCCGCGTTCTGCATTTGGCCAGCGGCGGCTTGGTTAAACACATTCATGCCAAGGCCAAGCCCACCACCCGTGCGAGCAAAATTGCCATAACCGGCAAGGGCAGGGTTGACCATGCCGCCACTCTGCGCAGTGTTGACAACACCCTGCGCACCAGACACCAGAGGAGAACCCCTCAATGCCCTGTCGCGGGTCATTTGCAGTGCCATCTCGCTTTCGGGAGAAAAGCCAACGACAGTGCTGCCGGTGTAATAATTTGGGTTATCTGCTTGAAATTGCTCTTTTGCTTCTGCAAGTCCGTATTCCAAATACGGTTTTGCATATTCTGGTGGCTCAACCTGTGTGTTTACAGTACCAGAACCGCCGCCGCCACCACCACCTTTACTCATAGTGCTTTACTCCTACCGTTGCGGCTATCTCATAGCCATCCAATGCCCGCATCCAGCCCCGTCTGCCAACTATCTCGCTGGCAACACAGTTCCAATGCTTTGACCATTCAATTGCGTCTTTTTCCAAATCACGCAGCGTTTCTAGTTCGCCACCAGCCAGCCAAAAGCGGAGAGTCCTACGTTGCGGGTAATCAATAATTTCTGTGACAAGTGCCGCTTTGTCTGCTGGCCAAAACTGCGCATCCCCTACCAATACAAGGCGTAAAACATCATCAAGTGTGTGAGAGTTTTGCGCATGTTCCAGTGCGTCTTGCATGAAACCAGAACAACGCTCCCATTCAGCCGATAACCAAATATCCGTAGGTTCTATCGGTTTGGGAGTTGTTGGCATGGGTAACTGTGAAAGACTGTTTCGCTCTTGTGCTGATAAAGATTGTTCCATTGCCTGCTTCCGTTGCAGCATTAGCGGTTGTAGGCATCAGCAAAATGACGCTATCCGGCCCTGCGCGAAAATCTGTTACTGCTGTGGTTGCCGCACTTGCAGCGCATGTAAATGTGCCTGTGGCGTTTATGTTTCCATCAAGGATGCCGTTCACCACCTCTGCGGTAGTGCGGTCATCCACACCCCCATAGGGCAGGCGTCTAAAATTAAAGTCAGTCATCTCATGCCCATGGGCGCGGTAGTCATGTCGTAGCCTATCAATTCGCTCCAAGTGCCACTTAGGTCAAACTGCATCCGGTGAAACTTTGCAGCGGCACGAGTGGGCATAAAACCATCACTGTTTAAAGATGCGGCATTACCAAATGACACGGTAGCGCCTTGACTGTTTCTAGTGCCAATAGTTGAGGTAATCGTACCGCCTGTGAAATATGGCACGATGCGGGTAATGTTTGTGTGCCTGCTCCGCGTTATTTCTTGCTCACCTGTTGTAAGCTGCGCAGTCAATGTATCGCCGGTAAACGTGGCAAGCTTTTTGTCTTTCGCACCGCCAAAGAAGAATGTGCCGCCCTTAAATAACCGGCTGTCGAGGCTTGTGTTCAATGAGTCAATGTTGTTGTTAATGTTGTCTATCGCTTCCAGTGTGCTTGCCGCTGAGAAAAAGTTGCCAAGCATTTCATGTGCAACAACAGCATATGACCAGCGGCCAATCGCATAGTTATAAAACAGCACCGTGTCTGGCTCACCAGAACCACTAGCTATTGACGGGAAACCCCATGCAACAATCTGGTTTACAGGGTCAATCGAACAGGAAATGCGTTCTGCAAAGCCAATGTTCAGATTGTCATAAAACCACTTATTTACCTTCTCACTGCCGATTGGCTGGCTGCTTGCCCCGTTGAATAGATAGAATCCATCATCAGACAAATAGAATATTGTTGATGGCCCAATAGCAGCAAAGCCACCCTCAAACGGAACGCCTCTCGCAGTCTCTACAGAGTCAAACTGGAATATCAGAGGGCTACCAGAATATGTCATCCGGCTTATGCCCTTTTCCATTAGAATGATGCCCATCTCGCCACCGACAAGGCCGGTTACAGCGCCCATATCGGCAATGTCTTGAAAGTCGGCCTGATTGGTTCCAACCGTCCAGCTTGTCTCATCACCAAGCGCTGACCACTGCACTCTGTATGGGTTTGTTACATAGCCAGTAACAACAAAGTCGCGCACCACTGTCACATAACGTGGTGCTGGCGCTCCCGAAATATCGGCCCATGCGCTAGACGCGCCAAGCGTCCAATACTGCAATGTCTCGCCGGTATCGCCAGCCGCAATAAGCTTGTTGCCAAATTGAGCAAAGTGCCAATTCATATAAGCGCCAAGCGTGTAACCGCCGCCCTTGGACACATCGTCAAGGCCGCTGTCATTCGTATCAAACTTATAAAGCTTGGTTTCATCGCCTGCGAATAAGTTGACTGAACCAGTGCTGTCCTTTGCTGCTATGATGCCCCGTATCCGGCCTGTCGCGGCCCCTGACAGGGTGGAAAGCGAGTTGATTGACCGATACCCTCTGGCGGACGGAAGCACGTTCTTTGCCACTGAAACAGGCACGCCAAAATCAGTCTGGTCTGGTAGCCATTCACCAAAAACAATCATTGCCGTAACCAAACCTCTGTGCCTGTGCTAACCGGCGTCCAAACCTCTGAACCGGCAGCAATCTCACTCCATGTTTCATCACCAACAGCAATTTGGCTCCAATCTTCTCCAAGTATCTTGGCGTTGACAGAAGCCGTAATAGCTATGTTTGCTGACCCAGCCATAATGGCTGTGTACTCCGCGCCGCCGCTGGCACTGACTGCAAACGAGGTTGCGGCGCTTGCATCAAGCACGATGTTGTATGAAGCGCTTACTGTGATTGCTGCGTTAGCTGTCGCTTCCGTTGTTTGTATTCTTGTTGCTGTACCAGAGGCGCTAAATGTGAAGGAAGCCGTGCCAGGGAACACAACGACTCCAACAGCATTAGCGGACACACTCAAAGCGCCAGTGATAGAGCCGCTGGCAACTTGAATATGTGTCGGTGTCGCCGTGCCAGTAACCGCTATCGCTGCGGAGCCAGCCATGGTGCGGATTGCTTCACTAGCACCAGAAACCGTAACAGACGCCGACATGCTGCCAGCGCCTTCAAACAGGTTGATATTGTCTAGGCTTTCAAGTGAGCCAATAAAGTCGAGGCTGTCTAAACTGCCCCAATTATCTAGTTCTTCGAGGGTAGGGCCGATTATCTCTGCCATGTCACCCTCCGATTATGCTGCGGTGATGGTAATGCTGCCGCTATTGATGCGCAGAATATCGCCTGTGGCTATGGTTTTGCTGCTGTCAAAAGCGCCATGCGCAAGTAAGTTTCCGCTAGACGCAGCATCAAAAATGCCAAAGTGCGTGATTGCTCCTTGAGAACCAGATGCAGCCGGAAAGTTGACCGTTGAGTTTGATGCCGCGCTACCACTTGATGCCGCTGCAAAAGTAATTGCCTGACGCGCATAGTTGTTTCCTGATGTCTCTGTGCCAGAACCATCATCTGCGAGGCTTTGACCAGCATGGCCGATATATACTGCCGATGGCTTTGTGAATGTTGCAGTGCCTAAAAGATGGTCAAGCACCTTCAACTCTGCATAATCTGATAAAGCACTCATGTTTTACTCCTACGATGCCGCTGCGTTCTGACGCTGGTAAATACTTGTCATTTGCAACGTGCCAGTGCCGTAATGTGCGCGTTGCTCATCTCTCTTTATTTCCTCAATGGCACGGCTAAACTTTCCGTCATAAACAGCCGCACGCTGCTCATCCATAAGGTATGTGTATGCTTCAGCCAGTGCGCCACTAAGGTATGCGTCTGGATGGCGGGAAAGCACGTTATTGGTGGCGTTGCTATCGCTAAGTGCAGTGATGTCGCCCACATAAATTATTTCTGCCGTGTAGTTGGCATCTGGGACGGGGCGAAACTTCATTTCTGAACCAACAATGCTGTAAGCCTGTGGTTTGCCTGATGACCCGCCATATTCATTGTCAAGAGAAACAGGTGAGCGATACTCAAGCACCGTGTTCGGGTTTGTTGTCAGTTTTACCTGACGCACTTCACGCATGTCTGTGGGCAGTGCAACAAACTCATCACCCGCCGCAACCGTAGCCTGCGCACGTTTTTCCTGACTGCGCGTTTCCAACTCGCGTGACATTCTTGATTCCGCAAGTTTGATAAAATCTGGTATCTGCGTGGTTAAATCAGAGCGTGCCAAAAAGTTAGCAATGGCAGTCTGCAACTCGCTATATGTGCTGATGCTCATACGTTTCCACCGCCTGTCCTAAAATATCGGTTGTCGTAATCGTTCAGCCAGCGCTTCCAAGCCTTTGGGTTGTCACGCGGCTCACCAAACTTTTGCCGCAGTTCCAAATACACATTGTTCGGTATCTCTGCGACTTGCTGCCAATGCTTCTGTGTGTCGCCTATCATCTGGCCACGCTCGTAAGCATTTGCTTTCTGCTTATTTGCCTCCAACACATGCTTGATGTGCTGCTTGGTTTCTATTGTCCACCCGCCGTCTGGATTGTCGTGCATCCACGTTTCTTTGCCGGAAAATGGGTCAGATGTTAAAAGGCGCTTTGACATATTTACTCCAATAAAAAAGGCGGCCCGAAAGCCGCCTCTATATTGTTTATGTGGTTAGGTGTTAGCTGCCGTTAAGGCCGATAACTGCACCGTGTGCTTTTGGTGCTTTGACCTTCAATGCCCACTCAATGACGATTTGAGTTTTGTCTGCGTCACCGCTAGAACCAATCTCGTTTTCAGTGAAATTACGTCCAGTCAGTGTTGACAGGCATACAAAGTTCGGGTCAATCACAAACAGTTTGTCGTTTGACATAAAGCGCGATGGCGTAATGTCGAGCGTACCAAAGTCTGTGAGGTAGACAGCAGTAGAACCAACAAATGTTGGCGCTTTGCCTTCTGTCATGTTGACCTGATTTGTCACCAAGTTAGTGCCACTCTGAGTAAGGTCAGAGATGTTTGCACGGTTAGTTGCTGAACATACTAACATTGATGGGTTGCCACCGTCTGTCCATGCAGCGGTAACGGCCTCATCAATCTTTGCCAGTGTCAGTGCAGCAGCAGTACCAGTAACGTCAGCAGCGTCAGTGCCGTCACCAGTAGCAAATGCCATGTCACTTGGCGCAGAGCCATTGGTAATCCATGTCAGCAGTGATGCAGACTTGCGTGGCTCTGATGCAGAACGTGCGACATTGGTGTCACCAATCATCTTTTCTACGTCACGCCGCAGCTCAAGTCCTTTCAAAACGCGTTGATAAGCCACTTCCTTATCGCGCCCAGCTTTGTCAACCGCATCTAGTGTTTTAGATACAATAAAGCCTTTCTGCGAGATTTGGTGATAGTTACCCATGCGAACAGTAGCAGTGACGCCAGTGTCCGACATGTCAGCGCCTTCGTTGACATGGTTGTTGGTAGCAGCAGCAGCCAGTTCCTGCACCTGCCATTCAGTGAAAATACCGTTAGAAGTTTCCTTCTCAACGGATGAAAAAATGGGTGTTTCATCACTATCCACTTTGTAGATAATGTCCGCAAGCGTTTCACGCTCACCCACTGCGGTTGATGTGGTGGCCGTTGCCATATCATCACCTCGTTAGGTTTGGGTTTTCAGAAGATAGTCCACAGCATTTTTGATGCTTGGCTGTTTATCGAATTGCGCACGTTGCTTTTGGCGTGTACGCGCTTGGACTTCTGACTTGCTGCGAGGAGTGCCAGCTTTTGCCATCTTTGGTGCTTTACGCACCCGTTTCTTGGCGGTGTTAGCTTTGTCACTGACTTTGCTAAACTGCCATGAATCGTACAACTGTTTGATAGCGCGATGGTCAGAGGCATTGGCTATTTCTTCGTCTGTATAGCCATACTCTGCCTTGGCAAACTTGATTAGTTCCTGACGCTCTGTTTGACGAACACTCTCGTCACGCCACTGCGGAATTTTATCAAGCATCAACTCTGCTTGTGAGTTGAGGTGTTTCTTCATCAAATCGCGTTGTTCTATCTGTTGCTCACGCGCTATACGCTGTTGCTCCGCCAAAATGTTCTGACGTTGCTCCTTCGCACGCTGATGGTCAGTAAACCGTCTTGCATATTCCTCTGCGGGCAGTTCCAATCGCAAACTGTCCCAATCTGGCTCTTGTGTCTGTTGAGCAAGTAGTTGGTCAATTTGTTGAAGTCCCTGTGCGTAGGCATCTCTATCTTGGAGCGTTTGCTGCCTTTCAGCCTCAAACTGTTTGCGCTCCGTTGCTAGTTCTTGCATACGCTTTGTAAAAGCCGATTGACGCTGATAGCCTTTAGCAGCTTCTTCAAGCGTAACCTCGTATGTCTCGCCATCTACTGTGACTGACACTGTTTCGGGTTGCTCGTCCTCGCTGTCCTCGACTTCTTCCTCGTCAATGACATCCTCTATCTCGTCATCTTCCGCTTCCGCCTCTTGGGCCTCCGCATCATCTTCCTCAATAGAGTCTTGAACCTCGTCATCCTCGACAATCTCAGGTTCTTGCTGCGCTTCATCTTCAACCGTTTCCACCTCTGGCGGGGGCGTCATAAGAAGGCTAGTTGCGTCCGCTACGGACAAGTTGCTGGTTCCATCAGGAGTGTCAGCCATAAATCACCTATTTTTTAAGTTGCTCCAAATTAAGTTGCGCCACCTTGCCATTCTCAACCACGTTGGTCAGATGGCCCCGCAAGGCTTTCAAGGCAGACAACAAATAATAAATGCGCTCACGATTATCGGTGTCGGCTACCGATGTGTTCTGCCACGCATCTATAAAATTGCTTTCAAGTTGGTCAAAAGACTCAAC